GTCTTCGTCAGGAAGAACTTTATCCTTGATTTTACCAAGAATACCTTTCTCTTCCTTTTTTACTTCTGACATAGAACTTTGTATTCTAGCCTTATTTAGTATCTAAAAATCCTTTCTTGATGAGTTTTTGCAACTCGGCAGTGCTGCCAGTGAAAATAGCGTTATTAGTAACATTATTTGTAGTGTTGTTTTTAGTCTCGTCAATTTCTTTTACCTTTTTTTGTAAATCCATCAACTTGTCTGCAATATCAGCAGTTGATTTTAACACTTGACCTGCTACTTCAAATGCTCTAGGAGATCCAGATTCATTTGCAACATCCATTATACCATCTAAAGTTTCTTGTCCTTTTTCTATTAAGTTATATAACTGTGCTCTAGAGTATTCATAGTCTTTATCTATCTCAGCACCATGATCTTTTTTTGCAGGAACATCTTTGTGCCTATTGAACTTTCGTACATAAGCATGATCATCAGATGTAGTATTTAATGCATCATCAATTGGTTTAGACATTAGACATCCTCCCTTCTAGTTGGACTGTAAATCTTAGAATCACTAAACATCTCAGTGCTCTCACTAAATCCAAAGTCATCTGCAGGTCCTGCATCTACAGGATCTGGTTGTACTTTATATCTCATTTCTCTCTTAGCAGTATCTGTATCAGTATTAGAGTAGTAATCTACTTGAACTTTCTTGATTAGTCCATCTGTACTATCTGCGACAGGACCGAAGAGATAAGTTTTAGCATTAAAATTAAAAGTATACATCAAAACTCTTCTAGTTGAAAAGTCTGCTTCATACTCATCACTAAAATTAATATTTTCTAATACTATTGGTATATCTCTTTTCTCTCCAATAGAATTTACTAGGTCTATTGTAATATTAAATGCAGGTTGAAAGAATGGTAATATTTGTTCTACAATTTGTAATGCATCATCATTCAATTTTGTCATTACATTTAACTCAAATCCTATGTTATATGGGACAGGAAGATATACTTTCTTTGCCTTAGTATTGTCTGTAGTATCAACTGCCTTAAATGTTCTTGTTATACTAGATTTTCTACCAGGATCATATGCCATGTTATTCATTTCAAATGACATCCTAGGTAATGTTATAGCAACTGCTTTTGATAATTCTGCTTGCTGCTCTAATTTTGCTAAAAACTTTTGTTTAGGACCATAAGTCAAAGGGACTTTAGTTTCACTAAGAGTTCCTCCGTTTCTATCTTCATGTCTGATATGAATATCATTAAACAATGTACCGAAACCGATAATTGTTTTTCTTATAATTTCATGGTAAAAATAAGTACCTAACATTATACATCTCCAAAGGGATTAGATTCAGTGAAGTCTAAAAGTGCATCAGCAGCAGTTTCAAATTCTTCATTCATGTTGTATTCAGATCCTGCAGCATGATCACTCAAGTCATCAGTATATGAAAGAACTTGGTATCTTGCAGATGACGCAGTACCAGTTATAAACTCTCCTGCTCTGAAATCACCAGTATTTATTGTAATTTGTAATTCTCTAGTAACTTCGTTCCAACTTTGTACGAAAGCTTCAGTGCCAGAATCAGATCCAACTACTCTTTCATTTATATGATATGTTCCTATTCCTACACTTAGAGGAGAACTAACTGTAACAGTTGGAATGCCCTCATATCCAGAACCTGCATCAGTTAAGAATATGCTAGAAAGAACTGAGTTCTTTATTATTCCTACAGCAGTTGCTTGTACTTGACCTGTCTTAATACCTACAGTTCCTGTAGTTCCAATTCCAACATCTGATGGATGTTGTATAGTTATAATAGGTGCAGAAACATAATTAGAACCTGGTTGAGAAATTCTAATAGATCCAATACCTGAGTTAGTCAATGTAGCAGTTGCAGCAGCACCCACACCTGGCGTTCCAAATCCTATTGTAGGTGGTTCAACATATGCAAAACCAGGATTGGTAATTGCAACAAAATCTATTGCATTGAGTAAACCTTTTTGAGTTGTAATAGCAACTGCCTGACCCATAGCATCTGATACACCTGCAGGTGATGGACTTACACTAATACTTGGTGGAGTTGTATATCCAGATCCATCATCATTTAATGTAATTTTCTGTAATGCTCCTGACGGTGCAAATGTATCTACAGCTATTTGTGCTGTAGAACCAATACCTGCAAGAACAACTGTTGTAATGTTTCCTTCTTCACTTAATCTGCTATCAATCTGAGCAACATTGGTGTCGATAATTTCGTCTTGTAACTGGAAGAGTTCACATTGTAATTCATAAGTATAATTTTTACCTAACTGAAAGAAAGGCATTTCATGTTCTACATGTTTTATCTCAAATAATCTCTCTCCTAGTGGGAAGAATATAAGATCTCCTTCTTTAGGTCTAGTTCCAAATAATAAATCACCATCTTGATCACCTTGTAAGTTAGTAGAGTTAAATTGAAATGGTGCTATGAAATCTTCAAACCTTTCTCTAGATATTGTTAGTGTAATTTCGTTCTGTAAATTTATACCAAACTTAGTCATTATATCACTACCTTTTGCATATCCTTCGTAGTTGTTTAGATATGCTTCCATCAAATAATTATCATTAAATTTAGATGACTGAACCTCACCTAAAATATCATCAGTAGTTATTTGTTTTCTGGGAATATAATACACATCAATCCCAAACATTTTTAAATGTTCATCTACCAGAGACTGAACCAATCTCTGTTCTTCGGGTGAACCGTGTTGGAAAAAAGGTGATACAGGCATTATCCAATCATGTCAAGTACAGGAACTTCATAGGTAGATAGCATATTTGCTTCGAGTTCTCTTAACTCTAAGTCACCATCTTCATAAATTTGTCTACCATTTAATTCAGTTCCGCCAGGTAATTTTACTCCTTGGTATTTTATGAGGTTTTGTCCCCACTGTTTTTTAGTTTTTGCGACAACATATCTTTTTAAGAATGAGTCGTTATATACTGCAGCATAATTAGAAGGATCCATAATTCTGTAACACTCTATCAAAACATAATGATTTACTGTTGCTGCTGACCAGTCAATATCTAAGTATAATTTATTATTTCTTTTATTGTATCTAACCATTGTTGATGTTGTCAACAAGAAGTTAATATCTTCTAGATATGTCTTTGTCATAGAGTAATTTAAAAGACCATCGTATCCTAAATTAAATGCAATATCATTTAAGAATAGTTGATATTTTAAATTAAACATACCGTTACTAAGTCCACTGCTATCAAACTGATGAACTTTTTCTATACCTATTACTGAATCAGGAACTGTCAAGTAATTTGCGTTCTCTTCAAAATCTCCAGAGGTTGTTGTGCTAGTTGTAATTCCTAATGTATTACCACCACCTCTTGCTCTACCTCTTTCAATATCTTCTTTAGTTAATTGGTATTTTAAAAATACTTTTTCTACACCATCAAAATGTCTCTCATAAAAATATTGTAGAGAGTCATCTAATAAATCATCAAACTGCTCATCAGCAACATTGATCTCCAATACAGGAGCACCAAGTTGTCTAAAAACATAATCTTGTAATGTAACTCTGCTACTAGGTTTTGCCATTAGAAGAATCCTCCGTCAATGCTATTTGTCCACTGTGGAACTCCAGAAGCATTTGTAGTCATCACATAGTTAGAAGTGGTTAAGAATCCTACAGTGCTTGCAGAACTTACCAATCTACCATCATCTTCAAAGTATGCCATACCGTTAGGACCGCTATATCCTATACCAGTGCTACCACCCTGATCAGAACGATAATATAAACCATTCTTGAATGTGGCATATCCAACGACATGAACATTATCTTGAATTGTAACTTGACCTGCTGTAGAATCTAATACTAATTCACCACTATTAGTTGTTATCTTAGTAGTAGAACTACCTGCACCGATTAGAAGATCAGATATTGTACTGATCCCAGTTACGATCAAATTATTTAGAGTAGATATTCCAGTGATGTTTATATTTCTACCATCTATCTCATCATATACAACATCACCAACAACATTTAAGTTGCCTCCAACAAACACATCATTTTGGAATGTTGCTATACCAGTAACAGTCATAGCACCACCAACTCTAATGTCAGCTACGACATTCAAATCGGTTATGATACCAGATTGTGATTTTAGATTTGTTATTGCAAAATCAGTTGCTAAACCTGCAGTGATTTTAGCATCAAGAATATCTGCATCAGCAAGATCTATTGCATTTGCAGTTATAACACCTGCTGTTGCTGTAATAGAAGTTCCGATTGAAACTTCTCCTTTGTAAACACCATTGTCTATGAATGATGAAATACCAAGTAACTCTGTACCAGATGCTCTGATAATTACTCTATCACCGACTCCAGATGCATTAGTATCTGCATACATCAATTTAAGAGTCTTATCATCTGTCATCAAGAAGTCGCTATTACCTGCAGCAGTTTGAACACTGAAGTAATCACTTCTTACTTGAACTCTACCATAAGTTGTATTACCATTAGCATGCTGTAAAATAACATGTCCTCTGTTATTAAATGCATCAGTATCTTGATGATAGATCTTGAAGTCTGTATTGTCACCAATTCTTACCTCAACATTATCAGGTATATCTGTATGACTGTTAAGACCAACAGGAGAATTGATTGTTAATGAACCATCACCTATTGTTTGTCCAACTGTAAAGTTAGTTGCTAAACCTGTATTAATCTTAGCATTGACTGTATCGAATGAGTTAGCATCAATTGTTGTGATTGTAGCACCAGTACCAACGATATCAGTAATGATACCAGATGTTATCTTAACAGTTTTAAGATCAGCAGTCTCTGTATCAAAGGTTGTGATAGTAGCGACTCCTGCTACATTTAATTGATCTAATTCTGCATGTCCATCTACATCTAAGTCACCGTTTACATCTAGAGTAACAACGGTTGTAACTCCAGTAACATTGACATTTTCAAATCTAGCAGTATCTAAAACATCTAATCTGTCTCTAGGTGCAGCAGTACCGATACCCAATTTTTGATTGGCATCAAGACGCATACCTTCAACATTATCAGTATTAAATCTGATAGTACCATCGCTACCAGAATCATCTAGAGCGATAGAAGTATCATTCCTCTGGAACGCATCTAACTGAATAACTGTAGCAGTTAAGATACCTAAGATGTTTACATCACCAGTGATATTAATATCTCCAGAACCAGCTGGGTCAATATTGATATCTCCCGAAGTAGATTCTATATTATTTCCTGCTATCTGGATGTTACCAAATGTACCACTGTTAGGTGTAATCTGACTGCTGTTTGAACCATCAGTAATCGTTAGATTAGATAGTGCCTGTAAACTTGTTACTTGTTGTGAGAATGATACTGTACCATTTTCTTGATCAACAAAGAATGCTTCACCAACTCTGAAATCTCCTTTCTGGTCAATACTTACATAAGATACATCACCGTTGTTTACCTCAGTAACTTCGTTTGCTTGTATTGCTAGGTTAGGATCATTAGTGATATCTCCACCTGCACCAACCATATTGAAGTTAAGTGCAAAAAGACGCATTGTAACACCGTCACCATCAGCGATGACACCTTTCTGACCGTACTCAACTGCACAACTGACAGAACGCATGTCAGCACCAAACTGACTGTAATCTGCTAGAATTATCTTAGTAGCAGTTCCAATTCCACCACCTGCTTGTGTGATACGAACATCTTGATTACGGATTACATCGTCACTAGTAGTCTTGATACCACTAGTACCATCAAAGTGTAAAAGTAGTTTTGTATCTTTATCTCCTGTTGGAGCAGAAGTAGGAGCAGTGAAGTTTGATGTATACTTAGCAACACCCTTCTCAATTCTTACCTCATCAATCCAACCTGTTACATTATTGCTTGCTCCGTCAAAGTCTGCACCAAATACAATACCCTTAGATGAACCATAATCGGTAGTATCAGAGAACTTGATACCTCTTTGTGTACCATCAACAAATAATCTTGTGTCTGTGCCTTCTCTTGCGACTGCATAATGCTTCCAGACTCCAGTAGCAATACCTGCACCAGATCCAGTAATAGCAGTAGTTGTACCAACTCTTAGATCAACTTCACCTGCAGCACGGAATGCAAGACTTAGACCCTCAGCATCAGTGCCATTGTCTCTTAAGT